GGGGGAGGTTTTTGGCAAAACAATTCGCAAAATTTACAAGTGCTATAATGAAAGGAGAGATTAATATGAGTAAATATGACAAAATTTTATTATGCATGACAGGAGCAACATTTATAACATTAATAGCATTATACAAGAAATTTCTAGATAGACTAGAAGATAACTTAGAAGAGATGTAGGCTTACAAAGCCTATTTCTTTTTCGCAAGAATTACAAAGGCTATAATGAAAGGAGAGATTAATATGGAGAATAATATGGAAAAAACTAAATTTGAAATCTTTTTAGAGGGACTATCAAAAGGAGCAGGTTTTATGACAGGTATGTGTATCGCCGCAGTTTGTATATCAATAATGACTGGAGGAGGAAAAGCAGCAGGCTAGTCATAGCCTCTCTTTTTTCTTGAAAGGGGGAATAAGTATGTGGTTTTATATTATTAGTTTGTCTATATTCTTTATAGCTATGGGATTAATGTATGGAGAGGCTAGATATGCACAAGGGCGCACAGACGTTGTAATAGAGTTAATAGAGAAGTATACAAATGAAGTACATGGGCAATAGCTCGCAAAAATTACAAAGCATATAATGGGAAGTAAGGTAGGTTAATTTCGATTAGCTAGTCCGCATAGTAGGACGTTACTAAGCTTCTCATTTTTATTTTTAATTCTTGAAAGGAGAGAAGAGAGCAAATGAATGTAAAAAGTATTCAAACACTAACGAAGGGTCTAGGAATTCATATTAAGAAAAACTCACCTACGATTCTAACGGGCTTAAGTGTCGCAGGGCTAATCACAACCGCCGTACTGGCAGTTAAAGCCACGCCAAAAGCGTTAGAGCTTATTCAAGCTGCGGAAGATGCTGAGTTAAGAGAGCTAACAAAACTTGAGACTATTAAAGTCACGTGGAAATGTTATATTCCAGCAGCTATTATGGGTTCTGTTACGGTCGGCTGCATGATTGGGGCTCACTCAATTAGCGCAAGACGTAATGCAGCTCTAGCAAGTGCATATTCTATAGCAGACACTGCTTTGAAGGAATATCACAATAAAGTGGTAGAAACACTTGGCGAAAACAAAGCTAGAAAGATTAAGGACGAACTCGCACAGGATAAACTTAAGAAAGATCCTGTAGCAAATAAGGAGATCATTGTCACGGGCAAAGGCGACATGCTATGTTATGATGCGTTATCTGGAAGGTATTTCAAGAATAATATTGAGAATCTTCGTAGGATACAAAACGACTTTAATCGAAATCTTATTAATGAGATGTATGTATCTTTAAATGAGATATATTACGCAATGGGATTACCTGGGATAAAGGTTGGGGACGAGCTAGGATGGAATGTCGATACTATGATTGAGTTCCACTTTAGTGCGCAACTTACTGAGGAAGGTGAGCCATGTATAGTGGTAGACTATTTAGTAGGGCCTAAAGAAGAGTTCCGTCATTTATATTAATTGAGAAGGGCGAGAGGTTATTATGGAAAATAAAAAATCAATATTTTATAGAATTGGACAGACTATAGGCAGTTTATTATGTATATTATCGTTAGCGTTAATTGCTATGTTCTGTATTGTAGGGATTAGATATCTAATAGAGCCGCTTACATATTTCATATTATTATACAAGATAGAGTTTACAATCGGTCTTATTGCGGCTGCGGTTATTTTCATAGTAGGTAGAATATATGAGCATAAATAGCTCGCAAGAATTACAAAGGCTATAATGGAACATAAAACACTTAAAATGAAAGGAGTTTTTAAAATGGAAAAGAAAAAATTATTGGAGGTTATCGTTGATAACAAGGAGTCAATTGTAAAAAAAGGGTTAATGGTGTTAGGATCAATAGCAGCTTTATTAATAGCAGCGAAAGTCTTTACTGGAGCCGAAGAAGCGATTGAAGAAAATGAAGAAAACGAAGAAGAACCTCAAGATGTAGATTTTTCAGAAGAAAGTGAAGAAGAGTAATGTTTGGCAAGGAAGGTATTAAGATATGAATATTTTAGTACCTTCAATTTTTTCTTGAAAGGAGAGAAAGGTATTGATGAATTTGGTAAGAGTAATAGCAGCTAGTTTATCGGCATTAAGTTGTAAAAAAGAAATGACTGGTAAGTGCGGCACAATGTATTATGTAAACATATTTAATATACAAGATGGCGCAAAAAATTTAACGGAGGCGATTACAAATGAGAAAAATAAAATTAAGAAGAACGGAATTATTTAAGAACAAAATGGTGTCTTTAGCACTATTAGCATGTGGTTTGTTAGTAGGAAGAATTGACGGTGATTATACAGCATTTGTTATGTTAGCAATGTTTGCTATGCCACTATTCTTTGCAAAACAAAACTATATAGAATAATAAAAAATTAATTCTTGAAAGGGGTTATATTATGAAAAAGTTAGAAGTTATAAAAACAGCAAGTCAGATAGTTGTATCTGTCGGAGTAGGAGCGATCGTTGGAAATGCGATTAAATATACGACACCCGCTAATATAAATATTGCTAAGAAGGTGTGTATAGGTATTGGAACAGTGGTATTAACTAATATGATTGGTGATAAGGCTATCGAATATAGCGATCAAAAGATCGATGATATTGCGAGTATGTTTCAAACTGGTTGTCAGGTAGAGGTTTAATATATAAAATAAGGTGTCATAGAAACATGGCGCTTTATTTTTTGAAAGGGGGATCTTATGAATAAAGAGCAGGCGGATGCAGCACAAAGATTGATGTATAAACCGCAAAAAGAGATAATTCTCGAAAAGCTAAAGTTCTTATCCGAGGCTACTATTGACGATATTAAGATCGATTATGTGCAACCACTGGGGTGGACTGCTGTTATTCGCACGGACGATCTAGATATTGTCTTTACCTATTATGGTTTAAATTGCTGGAAGATGGAGACATTTCCTGTATATTCAATGAGTGGGGCTACTCTTAAAAGTGTAAATCCTAAACTTGAAAGGAGAAAATAGCATGGATGAAATAAGAAAACAATATCCTTCAAATGCTCATACAGCAAAAGAGGATAAGAAAGAAGAACGTAAAGTCGAGAAAATTGTTAAGGGTAATGTGGTAAGAAAAAAGAAGACGTTAGGTAAGAAAATGGCTGAGACATTCTTAGGCGATGATTCTAGGAGTGTTGCTCAGTATATTATTTACGATGTGTTAATACCTGCTGCTAAGGAAACTTTGTCTAGTATGGTTAGTGGTGGTATTGAGATGCTGTTATTTGGTGAGACTAGAGGTCGTAATACTAGAAGAGATAAGGGTAAATCATATGTAAGTTATGGAGATTACTACAAAAATAATGACAGACGCGAAAGAGATAGAGACAGAAGCGTTAGAGCAAGGCATAACTTTGATGATATTACTCTAGATAGTAGAGGTGAAGCTGAGGAAGTTCTTAGTACTTTAGTTGATATGGTCGAAGACTATGGTATGGCTTCCGTAGCAGATTACTACGAGTTAGTAGGGGTGTCTAGCAACTTCACAGATAATAAATACGGTTGGGTTAACTTAAGTAATGCGAGTGTCAGTCGTGTTAGAGGAGGATATTTGATAAATCTTCCTAAAGTTGTGCCGTTGGATTAGGAGGTGTGAAGAATGGATGATAAACTTAAATTTACAGGAGAGATGCATATTAAGTATGATGCAGATGTTAAAATAAATGGAACTTGCACTAATTTAGTAATGGCATTTGAAGATCCTAAAAACCACAAGACATTTGCTGTTGAATTCGACACTGAAGAAATGGCAGATTTTATGTTTAAATGTTTGATAAAGCACTCTTTAGATAAGGAGGAATAGATATGGATGGCGTAGTTTCATATAGAAAATTTGTAGATTCTATAGATAATACGACTAATTTCCAGGGAGAAATATCTTTTGATTTTCACGCTCAACTTATGCCACTCAGAAGTGAATGCGAGAATTTAAGGATTGTGGCCTACGATAAAGAGCATAAGAAAGCTAGGGCTTTAATGTTTGATGGTTACGAGGCAGATGCTCTATGGCATGTACTCATACAGCCTTTGTTAAAGAAGGAGGAATAAATATGGAACATGAAACTAAAATGGGCCGGCCGTCTAAGTTGGATATGCCTCATTATTTAGCGTGTTATATTGAGCGAAAACTAAAAATGCTCAAAAACGAGTTTCATATTAAACTAACTGATGAGGAGATTGCCCGGTTTTGGGAAATGCAGACGGACGATCAAGTTGACCGATATGCAAATAAGATATTTCAGAAATACTTGTAAGGAGAAAAACTATGGATCATATAGAATTAATATTCGTATCAGTAGAATTCAAGGATGAGGATTGTAAGGAAATTAAGAAATTATCTGTTGGAAGACAGAGCGATAATAATGGAGCTATTGTAATAGACAATAACTTCTATGGGGATGTAGCGAAGGATTTATATAAGAAGCTATTCCCAAATGGTGTATGTAGCAATTAATGTAGCAAATCTTGAAGGGGGAGAATTTTATGAGAATTAAAGAATTTTGGGAAATGAAAAAGACAAGGTATGAAATATGGAATGAATGGAGAAAGACAAACAAAAATGGTAAGTGGCATCAGATATTGGTGTTATTAGGAATTAGGAAGTCTTTTAGTTTTGAAGTTTTAACACCGATGAAGATGGTTATGAATATGTTAGAAAATCTTATGAACGAGATGGGGGATCATTATGAATCATCACGAGATAGTAAGAAAGTTTCAAGAGCTGTTCGAAATAGCAGACGAGGAGATAAAGGTTTGGTTTCAAAACGGTAAGAACTCTATAAGAGTTAGAGATCTAGAACAAAAAGAATTCATATTTACATACGAGAATGACAATAATTGGTGCTTAGAGTCGCAAGGTCATTTTCTTAATAGATTGAAAGGAGAAAAACGTAATGATTAAATTAAATGAAGTTAAAGGATTAGTTGTTAAAGCTAGTGGAAGAACTGGTTTAGTGTTAAAGAAATATAGCCCTGAAATATTAATGGGGGCTGGTATTGTTGGTATTATCGGTAGTACCGTTATGGCTTGTAGAGCTACATTAAAAGTTGAAGGAGTGCTAGATAACGCTAACGAGAAATTTGGAAAGATTAAATTCGCGCATGATAATATTCCTGATGAGGCTTATGATGATAATGATTATAAGAGGGATATGGCTGTTGCATATGTGCAAACTGGTGTAGACTTTGTTAAGTTATACGGTCCTGCTGTAACATTAGGAGCTGCTAGTATTGCTTGTTTATTAGGCGCTCATGGTATTATGAAGAAGAGAAATGTTGCTCTTATGGCCGCATATAAGGCAGTAGAACAATCTTTCGCTGACTACCGTCAAAGAGTTAGAGACGAATTTGGCGAAGACAAAGATAGAAGATATCATAATGGAATAACTGAGGAAGTTATCACTGAAGAAGTAGTAGATGAAAACGGTAAGAAAAAGAAAGTTAAGAAAACTGTAGAAGTAGTAGACCCAAACAATATATCTCAATATGCTAGATATTTCGATGATAGATCTAATCAGTGGAGTAAAGTACCTGAGCACAATCTAGTATTCTTAAAAGCTCAACAGAACTTTGCTAATGATTTATTAAAGTCCAGAGGTCATATATTCTTGAATGAGGTATATGATATGTTAGGTATCCCTAGATCTCAAGCAGGTGCTGTAGTTGGTTGGGTATTAGGTGAAGGAGACGACTTTGTTGACTTTGGTATATTTAACCGCGATGACGATAAGATCAGAGACTTTGTTAATGGTTATGAAACAAATATATTATTAGATTTCAATGTTACAGGAGTAATTTATGATTTGATTTGAAGTAGAGACGGCCTCGATTTTGCGGGGTCGGGTAACTACTGGAGAGATATGATGGATTATCCTGATTTATATTGCTATGATTTTGGGGTCACAATTGACCACCCAGTGAAAGGAGAACTAAATTATGAACATTTTTAAGAACCTAATTATTTACGGTATAGGTGCTGCGACAGGAGCATTTGTAGCGATAAAACTATTGGAGGACCATTATGCTGCTATAGCTGACGAGGAAATCGAAGCTGTAAAGAAAATGGCGAGAGAGAAAATTAAAGAGATTGAGGACAAATATGAAAAAGAACTAACTGAAAAAGTTCAAGAAGAACCAAAGAAAGAAAATCATTACAACAAACTTGTTAGAGACTACGAGTATGAAAAAGAAGCTGAGAAAAAAGAACATCCTAGAGAAGACGAGGATTACGACGAGCTTGAAGAGGAGATGTACGAAAAAGAAGCTGAAAGTATAGCTATGAATGCTAGACCTAATGTAGAACCATATTTAATCACTGAGGAAGAGTTCTCTAATGAGATGCTACATTATGAGAAAGAGACCTTATGGTTCTATGTGTTAGATGGCACGCTATGCAATGATAGTGAGGAAATTATGGATAATGTAGATATGCTAATTGGCGAAGGCACATTAGATTCTATTGAAGATGACCAAACTATTTATATTCGTAATGAAAGACAAGGTTCTGACTTCGAGATTATTTGTCTGAATAAGTCTTATAAAGAAGAGGTTGCAGGATTATTAGAGGAGGATAATTAATGGATACGAGGATAAGGGAGATTGTTACACGAGGCTACTCAGCTGACTGCGATGAGATCTGCGAAGAATATTTTGAGTGGCTCACATATGTGGTAAACATTGGTAAGGATCACACCGAATTAGCAAGGATGCTTCACAACAGAGAGTTCTATTCAATATGGAGCAATGACCAGAATAGAGTTGAAGATGGTAAAATGCTAAGGAATATATTTAGAGATGAGACATTATATAATAATTATGAGTGTCTTGAGAGACCGAATTGCTCGGTCCTTGAGATGCTTATAGCCTTAGCAATACGAATGGAGTCTATATTAGAAGACCCAGCAGAAGGCGATAGAACTATTTCGTGGTTCTGGTTATTCCTTGATAATTTGGGTTTAAGTAAATACACAAACTACAATATTAAGTATGGGGCAGGTAATCCTGTCACCGAGATTAACGATATTTTGGACGATTTGATAGAAAGAAGATATAAAAGATCTGGGGAAGGTGGGCTATTTCCTTTGAAAAATGCTAAGAAAGACCAAAGAAAAGTAGAAATTTGGTATCAATTGTCGTCATATTTGCTTGAAAATTATATTGATGAAAGCGATATTAATGGATAATTTTGTTACATTTTTGTGACAGTTGTTACACTTTTTAAAAAGAAAATTTTGAGCATTTTTAAGTTTGTGACAAAAAAAGTGTCACAATGTTACGTTTTTTAAAAAAAGTGTAACAGGGTCTAGCCCAGTGTTCATGCGGGTTTGCGGGTTCGTGTTACACTTGTTACACTTTTTTTCTTTACTTTATATAAGAGAAAAATATAAATATATAAAAGTTTTAAAACGGTAAAATTTTTGTAAAAACGTAACAGAGCATTTTGAAAGGAGAATACTCGATGGATTTTTATCAGATCAAAGAAAGAACTTTAAAAAGGGGCGCTATTGAAATCTACCCTGATTTCCGTGTATGCCGATCTGGTGATCTTATGATCCGTGGAAAATCCTTTTATTCGATTTGGGATGAAGAAAAACAGATATGGTCTACAGACGAGTATGACGTCCAAAGACTAGTCGATAAAGAATTAAATGACTATAAGAATTCTATAGCTAGCAGATATGATTGTGAAGTTATAACTGTAAAATATCTTAGTGATTTCTCAAGTAAGTCTTGGGCTGAGTTTAGAAATTATGTTAGCCATTTATCAGATAACTCGCATCAGCTAGATGAAAACTTAACATTTTTAAATACAGAAGTTAAGAAAAAAGATTACGTAAGTAAAAGGTTACCGTATCCTTTGGAGAAAGGTAAATATGATTCTTATGACGAAATCATCGGCACGCTTTATGAGCCAGAAGAAAGAGCCAAATTGGAATGGGCTATTGGAGCAATTGTTGCGGGGGATGCCAAGTATATTCAAAAGTTCCTAGTTCTATATGGTGAAGCCGGGGCTGGTAAGTCGACTATATTAAATATTATACAAAAACTATTCGCAGGATATTATACATCATTCGAGGCAAAAGCCTTAACTAGTTCGGGGAATGCTTTCTCGACAGAAGTATTTAAGTCTAATCCGTTGGTAGCTATCCAACATGATGGCGACTTATCAAAGATAGAGGATAATACTAAATTAAACTCAATAGTATCCCATGAAGAGATGACTATGAATGAAAAATATAAACCAAGTTATATGGCCAGAACCAACTGTTTCTTATTCATGGCAACTAATAGACCAGTTAAGATAACAGATGCAAAGTCTGGAATAATCAGAAGATTAATAGATGTTAAGCCATCGGGGAATAAAATACCACCCAAAAGATATCAAGCTCTAATGAGCCAAATAGATTTCGAGTTAGGTGCTATAGCATATCATTGTCTAGAAGTATATCGTAAAATGGGCAAAAACTATTATTCAAACTATAGACCTTTAGAAATGATATTACAAACTGATGTGTTCTTTAACTTCGTTGAGGCTAACTATTATATTTTCAAAGAACAAGATAATGTTACTCTATCACAAGCTTATGATATGTATAAACAATATTGCGATGAAGCCTTGGTAGATTTTAAATTACCAAGACATAAATTTAGGGAAGAGTTAAAGAACTACTTTAATTTCTTCTATGATGTTACTCGTATAGACAACAAGCAAGTGCGTAGTGTATATTCTGGTTTCTTATCTGATAAGTTCCAAGTAACTTCGGAAACACCAGTTGAGCATCCAGACTCATTAACTTTAGACCATACAGTTTCTATATTTGATGAGGTATGCGCAACTTGCCCTGCTCAGTATGCGAGTAAGGAAGAAACGCCAAGCAAAAAATGGTCAGATGTAAAAACAACACTGGCCGATATTAACACAAAACAGGTTCACTATGTTAAAGTTCCTATTAATCATATTGTTATAGACTTTGATTTAAAAGATGCTGAAGGAAATAAGTCTGCAGAATTAAATTTAGCAGCAGCTAGTAAATGGCCTGCTACTTATGCTGAGTTTAGTAAAGGCGGTAATGGTATACATTTACATTATTTCTATACAGGAGATCCTGCTAAACTAAGTAGAGTATATTCCGAAGGTATAGAAATTAAAGTATTTACTGGTAAGAGTTCTCTTAGAAGAAGACTTAGCAAATGTAACAATATACCTATAGCGACTATAAATAGTGGACTACCCTTGAAAGGAGAAAAAATGATTAATTTTGAAGCAGTAAAGAGTGAGAGGTCACTCCGAGAATTGATAAAACGAAACCTCAATAAAGAAATTCATCCAGGAACAAAACCTAGTGTGGATTTCATATATAAAATTCTAGAGGATGCTTATAACTCTGGTCTATGCTATGACATTACAGATATGAGACCTAAGATATTAGCATTCGCTAACAACAGTACAAACCAAGCTGACTATTGTGTTAAACTGGTGAGTCAAATGAAATTTAAATCTGAAGAGTATAGTATACCTGATGAAAGCCAAAATGATAAATTGGTATTCTTCGATGTGGAAGTATTTCCTAATCTATTCTTAGTAAACTGGAAATATGAAGGCGCGGATAATAAATGTGTTAGAATGATAAACCCCTCATCTCAAGATATTGAAAAATTATTAAAGATGAAGTTAGTAGGATTTAACTGCAGGCGTTATGATAACCATATTCTTTATGCAAGATATATTGGCTATGATAACATGCAGTTATTCAATCTAAGCCAAAGAATAATTAACGAGAGTCGTAATTGTTTATTTGGGGAAGCGTATAATATATCTTATACTGATGTGTATGATTTCTCATCTGTAAAACAGTCTCTAAAGAAGTTCGAAATAGAGTTAGGAATTCACCACCAAGAATTAGGACTACCTTGGGATGAACCGGTACCAGAAGAAAAATGGGTTGAAGTTGCTGAGTATTGTGATAATGATGTTATTGCAACAGAAGCAGTATTCAATGCTAGAAAAGCTGACTGGGTCGGAAGACAAATCCTAGCAGACTTAAGTGGGCTAACTCCAAACGACACAACTCAACAACATACAGCGAGAATAGTATTTGGTAAAGATAAGAATTATAAAAGCAGCTTTATCTATACCGATTTAAGTAATATATTCCCTGGTTATAAATTTGAGAATGGTAAAAGCACATATAGAGGTGAGACTACTGGCGAAGGTGGATATGTTTATGCAGAACCAGGTATGTATGGCAATGTGGCATTACTGGATATTGCGTCCATGCACCCTTCAACTATAGAAAACTTAAAGATGTTTGGGCCATATACTAAAAACTTTAGTCAAATAAAAGAAGCGCGTATAGCAATTAAACATAAAGACTATGACAGAGCCAGAGAAATGTTGGATGGCAAACTTGCTAAATATTTAGATGACGAAAGTATGTCAAAGGATTTATCATATGCGTTAAAGATAGCGATTAATATTGTTTATGGTTTAACATCAGCATCATTCGATAACCCATTTAAGGATCCTCGTAACAAAGATAATATTTGTGCTAAAGCAGGAGCATTGTTTATGGTTGACCTAAAACATGCTGTTCAGGAGAAAGGATTTACTGTTGCACATATTAAGACAGACTCAATTAAAATACCAGATGCTACTCCAGAGATTATAGATTTCGTTATGGAGTTCGGTAAGAAGTATGGCTATACATTTGAGCACGAGGCGACTTATGATAAGATGTGTTTAGTTAATGATGCCGTATATATTGCAAAATATAAAGATGGCACTTGGACTGCTACCGGAGCACAGTTTGCTCAACCGTATGTATTCAAAACTTTATTTAGCAGAGAACCTATTGTGTTTGAAGATATGTGTGAAACTAAAACTGTTAAGTCTGCTATGTATTTAGATTTAAACGAACATTTGGCAGAAGGAGAACATAATTATCACTTCATAGGTAAAGCTGGATGTTTCACTCCTGTGCTACCTGGCTGTGGTGGAGGAGAATTAATGAGACTCCAAAATGATAAGTACTATGCTGTAACAGGTACTAAAGGATATAGATGGATGGAATCAGAAGTCGTTAAAGCTTTACAAAAAGAAGACGACATTGATAGGAACTACTATAATGAATTAGTGAATCAGGCCATTGCTGATATATCTGAGTTTGGAGACTTTGAATGGTTTGTTGCTGATGAAGAATATCATGGAAAACCAAAAGCCCCATGGCAACTACCATGTGGTGAAGAAAAATACAAATCTTGTACTGAATGTCCTAACTTGCACAATGACCAATTCCACTGCGATTGTGGTTTAGGGTTTGATGTGAGTGATGTGATTTTGAAAGGAGAATAATAATGGTAAAGAAAAACATAGTTATAGAAAATGCGAGAATAGGGTTCCGTAACTTTAGCGGTAAAGAAGGTAAATTTAATCCAGCTGGGCGTAGAAACTTCTGCGTCTTCTTGGAAACAGATTTAGCTAAAGAATTAGAAGAAGATGGTTGGAATGTTAGATGGCTTCAACCTAGAGATGAAGCTGAAGAATCACAAGCATATTTACAAGTAGCTGTGAGCTTCGATAATATTCCTCCTAAAATTATATTAGTTACTAAGAAAAGTAAAACTCCTATGGATGAACAGTCTATTGATATTCTTGACTGGGCTGAGATAGAAAATGTGGATTTAATCATTAGACCATATAATTGGGATGTTAATGGTAAAGGCGGAGTTAAAGCATATATTAAGACAATGTATGTAACTATTGTTGAAGATGAATTTGAAGAAAAATATTATGATGTTCCCGATTCAGCGGCTAACTCATTAGAGAATGGCGATTAATCTTTATGAGCATCAGAAGATAGCAATTGAAAAACTAAGATCTGGCTCCATCCTTAGAGGTGGAGTTGGGTCTGGTAAATCAAGAACATCTTTAGCCTATTATTTCCTCAAAGAGTGTGAGGGTGGAATAAAAACAAATGGCAAAGGTGATTTCACTCCAATGAAAAAGCCGAAAGATTTATATATTATTACCACGGCTCGAAAAAGAGACACACTAGATTGGGAACAGGAATGTGCTCCCTTTGCTCTCTCGAAAGACAGAGATGCTAGTTTCTGCGGAGTTAAAGTTGCTGTCGACTCATGGAATAACATTGGTAAATATGTGGATGTTAAGAATGCGTTCTTTATATTTGATGAACAAAGAGTTGTTGGGTCAGGTGCATGGGTAAAGTCATTTCTCAAGATTACAAAAAGTAATCGATGGATATTATTAAGCGCGACACCTGGCGATACATGGATGGATTATGTACCCGTGTTCGTTGCCAATGGCTTTTATAAAAATAGAACCGAGTTTATAAGAAGACATGTTGTGTATAGTAGATTTTCTAAATTCCCAAAAATAGATAAATATATTGAAACCGGAAGATTACAGAAATTAAAAACTATGATAACAGTAGAAATGCCATATGCAAAACCAACAACACCACATGATGAAGATGTTATAGTTAAATATGACAAAGATAAATTTGATAAGATTATAAATAAGAGATGGAATATATTTGAGAACAGACCAATTAAAGATGTTAGTGAATTATGCTTCGCTATGAGAAAATTAGTTAACAGTGATATGAGTAGAATATCTGCTATTAAAGATTTATATCTTAAGCATAATAAATTAATAGTCTTTTATAATTTTAATTATGAGTTAGAAATGCTGAGAGAATTTTGCAAGTCTAATAAAATTACATATTCAGAATGGAATGGGCATAAGCATGAAGTTATACCAAAAACAAAAAAGTGGATATATCTTGTTCAGTATATGTCTGGTGCTGAAGGATGGAATTGTATCGAGACAAATGCTATTGCCTTCTTCTCGCAAAACTATTCATATAAAATTATGGCTCAGTCTGCTGGAAGAATAGACAGGCTAAATACTCCATTCACTGATTTATATTATTACCATTTAAGATCTAAGTCATATATTGATCAGGCAATTCATAAAGCATTAAAAAACAAATCGGACTTTAATGAAAATAAATCTATTAAATTTTAGCTCGCGTGAAAAACATATGCTATAATAGAAAGGGATAGAATGTGCTTACACTTATCCCTTTTAATATTTTTGTGAGGAGGCATATTTATGGCTAAAAAAGAAAATGATTTTCAAGCTGGGCTGATTAAGGAAATTAAAAATATGTTTCCTGGTTGTTATGTTCTAAAGAATGACCCAAACTATATTCAAGGCATTCCTGATCTACTTATTTTATTCAAAAACATGTGGGCCGCTTTAGAATGCAAGCGAAGTGAAAAAGCAAGTCGACAACCAAATCAAGAATATTATGTACAAGAACTTGGTAAGATGTCGTATGCAAGTTTCATCAGTCCTGAAAATAAGGAGGAGGTATTAGATGAACTTCAACAAACATTTAAACCTAGAAGGTCAGCACGCGTTTCTAAGTGCAAGTAAACATCATTGGGTAAATTATGATGAAGAAAAACTTAGCAATGCGTATATTAAATTTCTGGCCACACAAAAAGGAACTGAACTTCATGACTTTGCATGTAGATGTATTCGTCTTGGAGTCAGACTCCCTAAGAGCCAGAAGACATTAAATTTATATGTTAACGATGCAATTGGTTATAAGATGACACCAGAGCAACCATTATTCTATTCTGATAATTGTTTTGGAACAGCTGATGCTATATCCTTTAGACAAAATATGTTAAGGATTCATGATTTAAAAACAGGTGTATCGCCAGTTTCAATTCATCAGTTAGAAATATATGCAGCTCTATTTTGTTTAGAGTATCATAAGAATCCTGCTGATATTGGGATAGAATTAAGAATATATCAGTCGAATGAAGTTCTAGTCCATCAACCAGAATCTGATAGAATAAAATACATAATGGACAAGATTATAGTATTCGATAAACGGATTGAAAAACTGAAGTTGGAGGAATGATATTATGGATGAACTAAAACATTATGGAACACCTCGACACTCGGGAAGATATCCGTGGGGGTCAGGTGATGATCCTTATCAAAGAAACAAAAGTTTTCTAGCTTATGTTGATGATTTAAAAAAGAAAGGTATGAGTGAAGTAGACATAGCCGAAGGACTCGGAATGTCTACAACTCAATTAAGAGCTAAAAAATCAATAGCGAAAGCTGAGCAAAGAAAAGCAGATGCTGCGCAAGCATTAAGATTAAAAAATAAAGGATATTCTAATGTCGCCATTGGGGAAAGAATGGGCATTAATGAATCTTCTGTTAGAGCATTATTAAATCCAGCACTACAAGAAAGAGCTGATTCTGCTAGATTAACAGCTGATATTCTTAAAGATAATATTGAAAAAAGAGGATATATAGATGTCGGTGTTGGCGTAGAAAGATATTTAGGCGTTAGTAGAACTAAATTAAAGACATCTATTGAAATGCTTAAGGAAGAAGGATATACTGCGCATTATTTAAATGTTGAACAATTAGGTACTGGTAAGAAAACTAGTCTCATGGTATTAGCCAAACCAGACACAACATATCAGGAAGTATATAAAAATAAAGATAAAATATCTGTTCCTACTGTTGTATATGATGAGAATGGCGATAGAACCAGACTTGGTATTTTACCACCAGTTAATATCGACTCAAAAAGGATACAAGTTAGGTATGCAGAAGATGGCGGAACAGATAAAGATGGTGTTATAGAGCTTCGTAGAGGCGTGGATGATATTTCTCTTGGTAATGCGAAATATGCACAAGTTAGAATAGCTGTTGATGGCACACATTATTTAAAAGGAATGGCTATGTATTCTGATGATATGCCTGATGGTGTAGACATTATATTTAATACTAATAAACATAACACAGTGTCTAAAATGGATACATTTAAGAAAATGAAAGATGACAATGATAATCCATTTGGGGCAACTATAAAAAATGAGAACGAACTTATATTAGCACAAAGGTTTTATGTTGATAAGAATGGTAAAAGACAACAATCAGCTTTAAATATAGTTAATGAGGAAGGTAATTGGGGTAATTGGTCTAAAAGTCTGTCATCTCAAATGTTATCTAAACAAAATGAACACTTAGCTAAAAAACAATTGGGCATCGCTTTCAACATTAAGAAAGAAGAATATGATGAAATAATGTCTTTAACAAATCCTATTGTTAAAAAGAAATTATTAGACTCATTTGCTGATGATTGTGACTCATCTGCTGTTCATTTAAAAGCTGCTGCCTTACCTAGACAAGGCTCGCATGTTATATTACCATTCCCTGATATGAAGGAGAATGAAATATATGCGCCTAATTATAGAGATGGTGAAACTGTTGTACTTATTCGATATCCTCATGGAGGTAAATTCGAAATACCACAATTAACAGTAAATAATAAACATGCTGGAGCTAATAAAGTAATACATAACGCTAAAGATGCTGTTGGTATACATCCAAAAGTAGCAGAAAGATTATCTGGAGCGGATTTTGATGGCGATTCTGTATTAGTCATTCCAAATAATAATAAGCTTATTAAAAACCAAGCGCCTCTTGATGGTTTAAAAGATTTTAATCCTAAAGAAGCATATCCTGCTTATGAAGGAATGCCTAAAATGACTTCCAGAACAAAAGGATTAAAAATGGGTGACGTTTCAAATCTTATTACTGATATGACCATTAAAGGCGCTCCACCAGAAGAATTGGCCAGAGCCGTTAGACATTCGATGGTTGTTATTGATGCTGAGAAACACAATCTTAATTATAAACAATCATTCATAGATCATGGTATTGGCGAACTTAAAAAGAAATATCAAGGCGCAGCTGATGCTGGTGCATCTACTCTTATTTCTAAAGCATCTTCTGAAGAAAGAGTTGGTATTAGAAAAACAACTATTGATCCTGCCACTGGTAAAAAGGTTTATGAATACACCAACGAATCATATACAAATAAGAAAGGGCAGCAAATTCTGAGAACAGAGAAGTCTACTAAAATGTATGAGGCGGATGATGCTTTTGAATTATCCTCCGGTACTGTTATGGAGTCTCACTATGCCACTTATGCAAATAAATTAAAGGCCATGGCTAATGAAGCAAGGAAGACCTCGGTTAACACAACCCCAATTCCTTACTCCCCATCAGCTAAAAAGACTTATGCAAAAGAAGTCGCCACCCTTAATGCTCAGCTAAATGTGGCACTTAAGAATGCACCTTTAGAAAGGCAAGCGCAATTATTAGCGAATACCGTAGTAGCTGCAAAGAAAAAAGATAACCCATACATGGATAATGATGAGTTAAAGAAATTAAAAGGCCAGGCCTTATCGGAAGCAAGAAGTAGAGTCGGTGCTAAGAAAACACCTGTAGACATTACTAATAAAGAATGGGAAGCTATACAAGCTGGTGCTATAAGTACTAATAAATTAACCCAGATTCTTAATAATACAGACCTGGATAAAGTAAAACAATTAGCCACACCACGTACAACAACCACTATGACTGCTGCTAAAACATCTAAAGCTCGTAGTATGATTAATGCTGGTTATAGTACAGCAGAAGTAGCTGATGCATTAGGCGTTTCTATTACTACACTAACTAATAGTTTAGAATAGACAGCCCCATGCAATTCAATTAGTTAACGCATTCTAAAAGAACTAAACAAATAATAAAACTATGGCGCAACCCATAGTATGAAAGGAGCCGTATTATATGCCACGTCAATCAATGTTAACCACTATTGACAATCCATTTGATCCTTTCACACAGTTCGATGAATGGTTTGCATTTGATGAAGCTAAAGGTTATCATACATGTTCTTACTTAGCAAGGATAACTAGAACTTCTGATGAATTAAGTGAAGCAGACGAGTCATTGGCTATTGAAACGGCAATTGATGAGATTGTTAAATTAAATGTTCTTGGTATTTATAAAAAGATTTCAAAAGAAATAAATGAAACAAAAAACAATACTCAGGACTAACTAAGGCAATAGGGGGAGGGGTCTCGCAACAGATACCCCCACCCGTTAT